GCGTTTCCTTGATCGACCTGGGCAATATGAACGTGGTCGCCCTGCAGCAAGTCTTGCCGCGTATTACTGCCCCCATCCTTACCGCGCAAGATGTTGCCAGCCTCGACCCGGCTGACTTGATGGATATCGGCATGGAAGTAGCAGGTTTTTTGGTCAAGAAAGCGGACCGCATGGTCTTCCAGAAAGAATAGAAGACGCCATGGCAGACCTGGCTATCGTGTTTCACTGGCCGCCGTCTGCCATGGATGATTTGACTGTTTTGGATTTAATGGACTGGCGTGAACGCGCCAGAGTGAGAAACTCAGCGGAGTAATTATGTCAGCACGTGACCTGAAGCTGCAGGTAATCTTTAACATGATAGAGCGCGTCACCGCGCCCTTGAAGCGCATCATGGCCCAGTCGTCGGCCAGCGGCAAAGCCCTCAAAGCCTTGCGCGACCGCCTCAAGGAAATGGACGCGCAACAGAAAAACATTACCGGCTTCAGGCGCATGTCTGCCAGCTTGCGCGAAACCTCCGGGCGGCTGGGTGCTGCCCAGCAAAAGGTCAAAGCTCTGGCCGAGCAAATGCGCAACACCCAACACCCCACCCGCGCCATGACGCGGGAGTTTGACCGCGCCACCAGGGCAGCCAGGCTGATCAAGGAACAACTACAACGAGAAAGCCAACAGCTGCAAGTCTTGCGCAGCAGCCTGCACGCGGCAGGTATCAGCACCCAGCAACTGAGCGCCCATGAACGCACTTTGCGCAATAACATGGCGGCCACCAATGCACAAATAGCGGCCCAGCAACAGCAGTTAGCTGGCCTGGCAAGGCGGCAGCAACAGGTTGCCGCTGCCAGGCAGCGTATGGACAGTACCCGCAATGCGGCCAGCAATGCCAAGATGACTGGTTTTGATATGGCGATGACAGGCGCGGTGATGGGTATGCCCATGATCAAGTCCTTGAATGAATCCAAGCATTTTGAAACGGAAATGAACCGCATTGTGGCGCTGGGCATGGGCGATAAAATCTCAGCCGACGCCATCAAGTTTAGCCAGGGTATGAAAACCTATGGCGTCAGCAGCCTGGAAAGCATGGAACTGATGCGCGATTCGCTGACCGTGTTTGCAGACCTGCACCACGCTGAGATGGTCTTGCCCACTCTGGCAAAGATGAAGTTTGCCAATGCCGCCATGTTTGGCGAAGAAGCCGGGGCAGAACGCGGCCAGACCTTTATGAACATGCTGAAAGTGATCGAGCTGCGCGGCGGCCTTGCCAGCAAAGAGCGGTTTATCCATGAAGCCAACCTGGTGCAAAAGGTCATCACCGCTACAGGTGGCCGCGTGGGACCCAATGAATGGCTGAACTTTATCAAGACGGGCGGCGTAGCAGCCAAGTCCATGAAAGATGAAGCCTTTTTCTACAAAATGGAACCACTCATCCAAGAAATGGGCGGCCATCGCGTGGGTACGGGCCTGATGTCGGCCTATTCCAATCTATACCAGGGCAGGACCACAGTACGCGCCGCGCAAGAAATGGGCAGGCTGGATCTGCTTGATACCAGCAAGGTGCAGTACAACAAAATAGGCATGATCAAACAAATCAAGCCCGGCGCACTGGCAGGCGGTGACTTGCTGAAGTCTGACCCCATGGCCTGGATGGAAACGGTCTTGCTGCCCAAGCTGGCGGCCAAGGGCATTACAGACCAGGAGCAAATCAAGGACACCATTGCCACCATCATGACGAACCGGACGGCGTCTAACCTGTTCACGCAAATGTATTTGCAACGCGCACAAATCCACAAGAACGCCAAGTTAAATGCAGGCGCGGCCAATATCGACACCCTGGACAAAGTCGCCAAAACCACCGCCAAAGGCAAAGAGCTGGAAACCCTGGCCAGGATACGCAACACAGAAAAAGAAATCGGTGAACAAGTCTTGCCCATCTACGCGGCCGCCTTACAAAAGCTGGCAAGCGCCCTGCAAAGCGTCACCACCTTTATGAAAGAACATTCCACCACCGCCAAGGTCGTGGTGGTGGGCTTTACCGCACTGGCAGCTACCATGGTGGTGATGGGAGGCCTCACCATCGTGCTGGCCTCCATCATCGGCCCGCTGGCCTTGCTGCGCTTTGGCTTTGCCATGCTGGGGATACGCGGCGCTTTGCTGGCTGGCACCTTTGCCCGGCTGGGTGCAGCCTTTGCGCGTATCGGCCCCTTTATTGCCCGGATAGGATTGTGGCTGCGCGGCCTGTTGCCAGCCCTGCGCCTGGTAGGCACGGCGGTGATGTGGCTGGGCCGGGCCTTCCTGATGGCTGGCCGCTTCTTGCTCATGAACCCTATAGGCCTGGCGATTACCGCCATTGCTGCAGCGGCTTACCTGATCTATCGCAATTGGGCGCAGGTGAGTGCCTTCTTTAGCGGGCTATGGGCATCCATCAAAACCAGCTTTAACAGCGGCATTGCTGCCCTGAGCGCGTTTATAGAAGGCTGGAACCCGGTAGAGAAATTCCGCACCATGATGGCGGCAGTGTATGGCTACTTCACCATTGATCTGCCCGCCAAGTTTAGCGAGTTTGGCAGCAACATGATGCAAGGCCTGGTGAATGGCATCACCAGCGCCGCTGGCACCGTGCGCGATACCATCAGCAGCATGGCGGACAATGTTGTGAGCTGGTTTAAAGAAAAGCTGGGTATTCATTCGCCGAGCGTGGTCTTTGCGGAGCTGGGACAATTCACCATGCAAGGCTTGTCGATAGGCATAGAAAAGGCCCAGGCGCTGCCGCTGGACAAGCTCAACGGCGTTACCAGGCAAATGACGGCCATAGGTGCAGGGATGGCCCTGAGTGCCACCATGACGCCTGCATTTGCGCAACTGCCGCCGCCACTGTTCAACCCGCAACAAGCCGCCCTGGTGCAGTTTGCAGCGCAAAGACAAGAACCGCCACGCCTGGCCGAGCCGATCAAGTTTGACCGACGCCCGCCAGTACAGGCGCAAGGCAGCAGCACGGCCAGCGCAGGCAATCACCCGGCACCAGCCGCAAGCAATATCCAGATCGTGATTAACCCGCCTGCGGGCATGGACCCGCAAGCCATTGCCAAGGCCGTGGCGGCCGAGCTGGACAGGCGTGAACGGCAACAGAGCCAGCAGCGCCGGTCTGCCATGCATGACTATGACGAGAGTTAACGAAACTGAGAGAAAGGACAACCCAACATGATGATGAGTTTAGGCCAGTTTGTATTCAGCCTGTCCACCGCCGCCTATCAAGAATTCCAGCAACAAATCGAATGGAAACACCCCAACACCAGCCGCGTGGGCGAGCGCGACGCGCACCAGTTTTTAGGCCCAGGTGATAACACCATCACCTTGTCCGGCTGGATGGCCCCAGCCTTTGCCGGTGACCCGGCGTCTTTGGATGATCTGGAAGAAATGGGTGACGCTGGAGACGCCTATGTGCTGGTAGAAGGCACCGGGCGGATATATGGGCAATTCCTGATCACAAACTTGACCAAGGGTAAAAACACCTTTCTGGACGACGGCATGCCGCAGAGGATAGATTTTTCTATCAGCTTGAAACGGGTAGATTTAGGCGACCAGGTGGACCCGCACACCGGTGGCCCGGATCTGGGCGATGATGTCATTGAATGGGAAGAGGTAGATTTAGAATGAGCCACAACAAACCAGCCTTTGCCATCACCCTGGACGGCCAGGACATTACCAGCAAAATCTACCCGCGCCTAGTCAGCCTGACACTGACCGAGGCCAGAGAAAACGCCGTTGACGAACTCAACATCACCATAGACGACAGTGATGGCCGCGTGGCGATACCGCGTAAAGGCGTCAAGATTACCTTGCAGCTAGGCTGGCAGCATACTGGCACGGTGGACAAAGGCAGCTTTGTGGTGGATGAAGTGGAACACGAAGGCGCGCCAGACATGCTGGTCCTGCGCGCCCGCAGTGCCGAGATGGCAAAGCCAGTACGCACCCGCAAAGACCGTAGTTTTGACAAAAAAACCGTTGCCGATATCGTGGGCCAGATTGCCAAAGACAACGGCCTGGCACCCAAGGTAAGCCAAAGCCTGCAGGGCAAAGTGATAGACCATATAGACCAGACCAACGAGTCAGACATCAATTTTTTAAACCGGCTGGGTAAGCGATTTGATGCCGTGGCTACCGTCAAAAAAGATGCACTGCTATTCTTGCCCATTGATGAGGGCAGCAATAGCAAAGGTGAAACCCTGCCCACCATCACCCTGGAACGGCGCGACGGCGACAAACACCGGTACCACACCGCAAGCCGCGACGCCTACAGCGGCGTGCGCGCCCAATGGCACGACCCCAACGACGCAAAGGAAAAAAGCGAACTGATAGGCGAAGACGACAACCCCAAGCGACTGCGCCATATTTACCCTAGCCAGGCAGCGGCAGAGGAAGCGGCAAAAGCAGAAAATAACAGGATGGAACGCGGCAAAGCCACCCTGCAATTTACCCTTGCCCTGGGCAGGCCAGACATTACGCCCATGATGGGCGTGCGCATCCCCAGCTTAAAAGCGCCTATTGGGGATACAGACTGGATTATCGTAAAGACGACGCACAGTCTCAGTGCGCAGGGTTTTACGACAGCTTTGGAAATGGAAACCAGAAAAGGTGCGATTGAAGAAAAAGAAACGTCAGAAAAAAATGCCGACAATTCAACTGATGGTGATCAGTAAAATTTATTTTTTGGAAATTCCCATCCTCGTAACGTAGAAAATTTGATGCTTGATTCGTCACCTAAAATTTCGCCTGGAATTAAGTAATGCATTCC